CAGTTGGTGGTAGAATACACGAAGCAGAAGGTGGAGAAGCTATTATAAACAAGCGTTCAACATCTATGTTCAAGCCTGTTCTTTCTGCTATAAACTCCTACAATGGAAACGGAGTTAAGTTCGCTGATGGTGGACTTCTTAATAGTGGAGAAAAGTTTGCAAGAGGTGGTCAGTTGGCTGATATTCAGGGTATGATTTCTCAACAACAAACATCTCAAAGAGTTATAATGGTTGAGAGTGATGTAACAAAAACACAAGGCAAAGTATCTGCTATTGAAAGTCAGGCTACTTTTTAGTATATTTGCATTATGGCTATAAGACAGAATAAACAAGAAGTAGTTAATGAGTTTTTAGATTTAATGTATAAAGAGATTAAGTCTAAGTATTCTGATGATGCAGGTATAAAAAATGTTGTCTTTCACTTGATTGAAAAAGGTCTTGTAGAGCCTAAGAGGTTAAGAAACTATATGATTATATCTGACTTTCACAAAATACTAAAAGAAAACTTAGGACACAGCACACATACATTTATGGACTTGTCTATTAAGTATGATGTTTCTGATAGGACTTGTCAGAATGTAGTATATAAAGAAAGCAAGAAAAGCAAGAGAAGGAATAACATAAGATAAGTATTGTAAACTTTTTCGCATATAGAGAAATAACTAATAATATATTTGTGGCTATGAACAAATGGTACTCAATAGAAAACAAAGCAGACGGTAATCCTGTTGAAATATCCATCTATGATGAGATAGGAGATTATGGAACTTCTGCTAAAAACTTTATAGAGGAAGTAAAGAATGTAAGCGAGAGAGATATTACACTAAGAATCAACTCTGTTGGTGGTAGTGTTTTTGACGGTCTTGCTATTTACAACACTTTGCGTTCCCACAGAGGTTTTGTAAATATTAAGATTGAAGGTTTGGCAGCATCAATTTCTACTGTTATTGCGATGGCAGGAGATAATATTGAAATGTCAGAGAACGGATTTTTTATGATACACAACCCATTCGGACAATCGGCAGGAGAAGCAGTAGATATGCGTAAGACTGCTGATTTACTTGACAAAATAAAAAGTGAAATTATCGAGATATATCAAAAAAAGACCGACTTAACTTATGAGGAACTTTCTGATATGATGGATAAAGAAACTTGGCTATCAAGTCAAGAAGCTATTGAATTTGGATTTGTAAACAATGTAACAGAGCCAATGAAGATAGCAGCAACATTTGACCTCTCTAAATTTACTAATGTAAATGAAAAAGAGGTTAATGATAAATTAAGTTTAATTAATAATAAAACAAAAATGACTGAAGAATTAAAAACTTGGTTCAACGGTGTTAAAGAGGAAATCTTAAACGCTGTTAAAGGAGAGAATGTTTCTACTCCTGCTGAAGAAGTTTCCGTTATTCTTTCTGACAATGAAGCTGTGGTAAACAAGTTCGAGGAACTTGAAGAAAATGCTATATCTTTAAGAGAAGAAAAAGAAGAATTAGCAGGTCTTGTTGGAGAAAAAGAAGGTACAATCGCTGACTTAACTAACAAGGTTTCTGAGATGGAAGCTAAATTAGCTAAATTAGAAGCTACTGAAACAAGCGTAGAAGCTGACACAGACCCTGCAATCAACGAAAGTGATGTTGTAGTTAATGAGTGGGATTCTTTCGCTAAATCAATATTAAAATAATAATTAAATAAAAAATTAGAAAATTATGGCAACTTATACAAGTGCAAGTTTACCTACTGTTGAGTCGTATGACGTAAGTAAGTATATTTTAGAACCATTATTTATGGGTCAAGATTATATGTCCTATATGGACATAATGCCTAATGTATCAGGAACAATCGTTGTTGATAAGTTCAAGGCTATTGGTGGAATTACTAACGCTTTTGCTTCAGGTGCTTTCACAGGAGAGTCCGGAGAGATAGGCGACACTATAACAATTTCTCCTGTTCGTAGAGAAGCAGAGATTGCTTTCGCAGGAGATTCTTTATACAACAAAATCAAAGGTCAGCTTATGAGAGGTGGACACGATTTTGACAATGTTGAAGGAACTGTTGTTAAGAACATCTTATTAGAAATGATTGGTCAAGGCGTTAAGTCTGACTTTAACAAGCACCTTTGGTTATCTGATGCTTCAGGTTCAGGTGCTTTTGGAGATTTCGATGGTTTGTTTGATGCAGCTTTCGCTGTTTCTGCAAACAAATTAAATCGTGGAACTTTAGCTACTGAACAACCAACTGATGCAGCTTTAGTTGCAGGTAGAGGTTTAGATATTCTTAAAGGTCTTTACGATATTGCTTCTCCTGAATTGTTAGAAGCAGGAAATCATGTTTACATTGTTTCAGGCGATGTTGCTGATGATTATATGGCTACAAACTTAGAATCTTCTAGTTTTGCAGCAGCAGGTTATGGTGCTATGGTTAATGGTGTTCAGCAATTAACTTACAGAGGTATTCCTATCATTGTTCGTAGAGATTGGGATGTAGCTATTGCTGCTAATGTTGCGAACATCAACGGTGCTTCTAACGCTGCTGAAACTCACAGAGCTATCCTAACTACTAAAGATGCTTTCGTTGTGGCAACAGACTTCAGCGAGAACTCAGTAGAGCAATGGTACTCTAACGATAACAAAGAATATCGTTTCCGTGTAGCTTACTCAATCGGTTGTGCATTGAAAGATGCTAAATTGGCTGCGTACTACACACCTGATAATATGGCATAACTAATATAGTATAGGGGGTTGAAATACACCCCCTTATATTTTAACTTTTAAAAAAATAATAAAATGGCAATAGAAACTTTACAGGTCGCAGCGAGTGATTTGGAAATCAGAGGTGGTCTGAAATATATAGCTATCACTAAGTTGGCAGATGCAACAGGTGTTACATTTGCTGACACAGCAGATACTGCACACGGAATATCAGCAGTTGGAGGTATTGGAGATGCTGTACTTTTTGACTTAAAACAAGGTACAGGTTCTTTATCTACAAGTGGTTCTAAAGACGGTGGAACAATTTTGTTTGAACATACAGTTTCATTCTATGTTCCTAACTGCTCAAATGAACACTTTAGAGCATTACAGACTTTAAATAACGAAAACATTATAGTATTTACTGAAGATTACAATGGTGTTAATCATTGCATAGGTCTTTCAAGTGCTTACAAGCAAGAGAATGATATTACAAATGTTCAAATGTACGCAAGAGTATCAGCTATCGAAGGTGGTACAGGTGCTGCTTTAGGAGATGAAAATGGTGTTACAGTAACAATTACTTGTTCTTCAGGAGAACTTCCTAGATTGTTTACAGGAACATTTACTCCTGCTGCTGACGGAACAATGACGATTTCGTAATAATTAACTAAAAAGGAATGGGTTTGACAGAGAAATTTGTCATTCCCCTTCTTTTTATTATATTTACACTATGTATAAATCAAGATTAAAAGAGGGACACGCATATTTTGTAGGTGGATTAAACTTTGCTTGGGCAGATGCAACGCAAGAGCAATTAAAAGCAGTTTATGAAATGGGCGACAATGACCTTGTAACAAAAGAAGAAGATGCAGCACCAAAAAAGAACAAGTCAAAAGCAAAAAAAGTCGAAGATTCAGAAATCTCCGATAACGAGTAGTTTTAATACTAAGTACGCTTTTGTAAACTTATCTACACCTCAAGTAAATACTGAGGTAAAAGACTTAGATAGGTTAAGAGATGATTGGATTCCATTTGGTGCAGACAATCTCTTTCCACAGTATTTAGCAGAGCTAAAAAGACAATCCTCAACACATCGCTCTGTATTAGCACAGAAAACAACTTTCACAACAGGTGGAGGTTTTTTGACTGATAATGACCAATTAGCTGATTTTATATCTGATGTAAATGCAAACGGAGAAAGTTTAAAGGATTGTTTTAAGAAATTAGCTGATGATTATTTTACTTATGGAAATGCTTATCTTGAGGGAGTTATATATGACGGTGGTGTTAATTTCTATCACAAAGACGCTTCGACTGCGAGATTAAGCAAAAATAAAAAGCATGTTTATTTCCACCCTGATTGGGCAAATCAAAGAAAGTTTAAGGAAAAAACACAAAGAATACCAATTTATCCTAATGTAGCTAGCAGCAGATTTATAATACATTACAAGGATTATGAAAGCACATTTAGCTTTTATGGTTTACCTGACTATGTAGCTGCTTTAGAGCATATAGCGATAGATTTTGAAATAGGAAAATTTAACCATACAGCATTTAAAAATGGATTCAGCCCTTCTGCTATTGTTACTGTTAATGGCGATTTTGGAGAAGCAGAAGCAGAGAAATTTGTAGAAGCTGCCAAAGATACGCTAACAGGAAGTGGTAACAATTCAAAAATATTATTCCTTGTAAAGAATGGAGATGACAGTAGAGGTACTGATGTTCAGATTATAAACAACAAGGAAGATGGCGACTTCTTAGACTTGCAGAAGCTAACAGACCAAAACATAATTACTGCTCACAGATGGCAACCTGCGTTAAGTGGTATTGTTTCTTCAGGAAAGATGAACAATACAGGTAGTGAGATTAGAATAGCTTACGACCTTGCTATGAGTACGGTAATTAGAGATACAACAAACATATTGCTAGACCCTATAAAGAGAGTTATAGCAAATGAGATGTCAATAGATACGGAAGATTTAACGGTTGCTTACGAGCCACCTATATCGTTCCTTTCTGACATAGACCCTAAGCAAGTCTTAACTATCAACGAGCAGAGAGCAATGCTTAACAAAGACCTTCCTGATATTGAAGATGGAGGGCTGCTTATTTCAGACAGACAAACAATTAGAGTAGAACGACAAAATAGAGATTTATAATGGCAAATGTAAGACAATACAATAATCTAATAACAGCTTCAGAAGTTGTAACAAAATCATTCACAAACCAAGCTACTGATTTAGCTTTGATAAGTGATGAGATTATTACTATTGCAGAACTTGCTCACATTAAGCCTATGTTGGGTTTAGATATGTATGAGGAACTTAAAACTCAAAATCACAACAGTAGTTTAACTGCTGCTAATACTACTCTAATAACAGATTATCTTAAAGATGCACTAGCTTGGTATGTTAGATTTGAGGTTATGAATGAAATACAGTTTAACACAACCTCAGCAGGTCTTGTTATAAATAGCTCTGAGTTTAGTAGTGCTGCTAGTGCAGAACAGTTTAATCAAATGAAGTCTGACACTTTTAGAAAGGCACAGGTTTTAAGTGATGATATGTTGGCATATATAATGCACGATGACCAAAACAATGATTACCCTTTATTTGGTCAAGATGGAGATACATCTATGCCTAACTTAGATGGGGATATGGCTAAAAAAATGAACGGAATAATTTTTTACTAATGGAAAACGCAGTAACAGAAGTAGTAAAGAAAGGTCTTGAGAAAAAAGTAAAAGACCATAATGAAGAAATCAAAGACTTAAATCTTGATTGGAACGCAAAAGTTACATTAAAGAAGTTAGAGAAGGTTTTTGAAAGAGGTTTAGGTGCTTATGAAACAAATCCTGAATCTGTTAGACCAAATATGACACCTCAACAATGGGCGTATGCTAGAGTAAATTCTTTTCTTTACGCTATGAAAAAGGGTAAGTATAGAGGTGGTAAACACGATACTGATTTACTACCTAAAGACCACCCTGTTAAAGAGTCTATGAAAGATGTAGAAAATGCTAAGGTTAGAAAGAATGATAAGTGTCCTGACGGATATGAACATCAAATGCCTGATGGCTCTTATATGTGTGGTAGAGAACACGGTGGAGATGGATATAATTCATCTGAAGAATTAATTGACTTTATGAATGAGTTTTTAAACGACTTCATTAATGATTTAAAAATTAAAAACGCTTTTTCTCAAGAAGAAATAGACGAAACATATAAAGAATACAAAGCATCTGTTAATATGAGCTACTCTGAATTAAAGAGATGGTCTGAAACAGATTGTAGTAAAAAGGCTAGTATAGGAAGAACTGCTATAAACAGAAACCTAACACTACTTTCTAAGAAGAAAGCTGATTGGACTTCTGCAAACGCAACTGAAGCTAGAAAAGCTATTGCTTATATTGCAAGAGCAAAAAAACAACCACAAGGCAAGAATGTGAGTAAAGATTGCCCTTACTCCAAGAACTATATTGCTTTAAAGAATTGGGCATACGATAGAAACAAATAAAAAATATATAAAATGGCTTACGAATTTTTAGACGACAATGTTGCTTTAATGAGAATGTTGGGGGAGTGTCAAAGTATTCAGGTTATTAGTGATGCAAATGCTCATACAGGTAAAGACTTTTACTGCCTTTACTGTGTTACTGAAACTGTTGTTGCTTCTATAACTTGCGATAGTGAGGTTACAAACGCAGCAGGTTTACAAACAACGCTTCCTGCAGGAACAATGTTGATGCTTAACATTACAGAAGTAACACTTACAAGTGGAGTAGTAATAGGATATAACAGATAATAATATGGCAAGTACAGTAACAAATGCAACGCTAGAGGTTTCTATTACAGAAGCATTGACATTAAGTGGAACTCAGTATGGTGGAACAAAAACATTATCTATTGCAGATATAAATGAGGTTTTCAAAAGAATAGTAAAGTGTGTAAATAGTCAAACTACTACTATTGCTACATTTAACGGTAATGCTTTTGCATCTGCAAACGCTATTGATGTAGAAGATGCTAAGTATATGAGGATTACAAATCTTGATGACACTAACCCTATTGAGGTGGCTGTTGTTGGTGCTGCAACTCTTTATCAAGTTAGGTTAGCATCAGGAGAATCTCATATATTAGGCTCTCCTGATGACTTAATGTTGTCGGAAGCAGACACAAGTCCTAGCTTTGGAACAATGGCAGACATTGCAAGTATTCAAGTAAACCCTGCATCAAATGATGTAGATGTAGAAATATTTATAGCTTCAGCATAATATGGCAAGTAACGAACATAGTGGATTAGATAACAGTCAGCTTCACGTTCCAAAGGACTTTAGCACAGCTTCTGCAAATACTGTATTAACAAAAGATGGTAGCAACAACTTAACTTGGGCAGACGACAATCTTAGAAGAACTCAACAATTTAGAGTTACAGGATTTTTTAGTAAGTCTGACACTAATGAGTATGCACCGACTTATGCAGCAAACGCAACACACGTTTGGGACACAGCAGTTACTAATCCTACTAATGATGCTCAAGAAGCTGTTGCACAGGCTCAGTTATACTGCAATAGAGCAGGTTTTATAGGTGGATTTGGTGGTGTTGTAGCAGCTACAAGTGGAAAGACTGTAAATTTTAAAGTTTACAAAGGTACACCTGCTGATGCTAGTTCGACAGGATTTGCATTAACTCAACTAGGAGATACTGCATCTGAAGTTGGTGGTGGTGGAACTAATGTTGATGTTTTTGAAGCAGGCTCTATGGGTTCTTCTGCTACATTCTCAGCAGGAGATGTTATTATAGTTACTATATCGGCAGGTG